CATATCACTTAAAGGTACTTCTTTAAGTTCTCCATTAAAAACATATGAAATAGTTCTAGTAGGCTCTTGACGAATAATGTCTTCTAATAGCCCGCTTTCAACTCTAGTCGCTAAGGCATGCGCTTGTAACTGTACAGCCCTTCGTTCTAAACGGTCAGGCCTGACAAATATCCTAGCTACAAAGTTCATTTCTTTGCCTGCTCTTTCAGCCATGGATGCGGTTGTAAGCTCAGCCATTTCAACTTGATCATCAATTGCAAGTTGAGAATTTAAAGCCAGACCTGTACCATCATTAGCTTGAGGAACACGTTGTTGAATTTTATGTTGATTATCAAGATCAACCTTCATCTGCTCCTCAGCCTTGGCAAGGCCTTGTTTAACCAATGCCCCCGCAGCTTTACCAGCAACTTGAGACAACGTTGCCAAAGTCTCCATCGTGCGCTGTTCTTGCGCTATATCTTGTTTACGTTTGAAAGCCTGGTCTGCAGCATCTTGCTGATCATTTTGTTGCTGAACCTCTTGAACCTGCTTCATGTTGTCCATGAGCATTTGATGGTTACGAGTATTCAGCGCCTTTTCACGCTGTCTGTGAGCGCGAAGGTTATTAATGAGAGTAGCGTTTTGTTGTTCTTCGATAGAACTAACGGCACGCATACTTTCAATAATATTCTCAGCCTCAGTTAAAATACGCTGAGAGTCATCATAAATCTGTGGGCTAGCGCCTGTAACAGAACGCTCTTTAGTATAAAATTGTGCCATTAGTTATCAATTAATAATTAGATCCAGCCTGAACCACCAATACCTTGGGCAGCAGCACCACCGATTGCAAGTGCAGTAGATGTAGTAAAAGCACCGCTAGCAGCAACTGTGCCAGCAGCAACTGCAGCTGAAGCTCCAGCAGTAAGTGGTATTGCAGCAGCAGCAGCAATCATTCCACCAATCTGTAAGATCTTGCCAAAGGTACTTGTCTTTTGTTGTTGCTGTTTTGGTGGCTGACCTTGAGGTACTTCAATAGGAACAGGTGGTTCAATATATTTAATTTGAGGAATTTTATAAGGTTCTTTAGGGGCATCAGCAAACTGTGGTGTTGCCATGCGTTGTGCATAAGCTTGCGAATCTGCTTTAAATTTATCAAAGAAAATTTGTTCTTTAGATTGCTCATAACCATTGAGAGCACTAATAAGAGTTTCACCAAGCTCTTCTCTATTCATTTCAAAACGATTATTAGTAATAGTTTCGATTTCTTTTAATCTTGTAGTGTCAATAGAAGATTTTGCTAATGCAACTTTTTCTTGAGCTGCTGCCCGATTAGTAGCAGAAGTAAATTCAGCTTGGCTAGAGGCTTTAGCAGCAGCCTCTTGTTCTCCAATAAAACCTTTTTCTTTAGTCGTGTTTAAAGTAAAACGATTAAGTGAGTTGTTTAACTTAGATGTATTAAAACCAGCTAAAGCCATGATAGTTTGTTCAGCACGTGAAGCACTGACACCAGTTCTACCTGAAGAGCGAGCCTTGCCTAAGTTAAGAATCTCCTGAATATTAGTTTGCTGCAATTGAAACGCAGTCTCAGCTTGTTGAGTTTCAAGCTCATAATCAGAACTATTAATATCTTTTCTATACTGAAGATTGGCCGCAGTATCACGCAGAAATTTAGTTTTTGCTGCATCAGCATCAGCAAGCCTTTTATTTTGCTGCACTTCAAAGTCACCGACTTGAAGCGAGGCTAATTGAGAAGCTGTCGCAATAGTCTGCTCTTCACGTCTAAGTCCTAGTTCCTGTTCTTGGAACTGGACTTGCTTAAGGCGATCACCAAAAACTGTTGTACTGTCCCGCAGGGCACGCTCTGCACCTTGCTGATTAAATGCAAGTTGATTAGCAACAAGCTGCTGGTTTTGTTTATAAGCCTCAAGCTGTGCATTCATCTGAATGTCACGCTGCTTCATCTGATTTTTGAAATTAGCCTTTGCTTGATCTTCTTGAAGCTGACGCGTTGCATAGGCTGTTTCAAATTCCCTAGCATTTTCATCTAGCGTAAACTCGAAGTTTGCCAAGGAAGACAAATCCTGATATGCCTTGACGTTTCTAAATTGATTTTTGCTAGAACTTTTACCTTTATAATCAGGTTGGATGCCAGTAGTTAATGGATCACTGATAATTGATTTAAATTCTTTGGAATTGTTATTTGTTGCCATTAAGCTCTCCTGTAATTATTATCTGAATATTTACCTTCCCATTGAGCTGACGATAAAGAAACTATATAAGGGGTGTCGCTAAATATTTGAAGATCAAATCCATTATTTTTTTGTAGGATTGGTACAGTAAAAAGTACAAGATCGTTGATTGGCACCCGATCGTATTTATACATATTAGTCTGAATGGTTGTAGCATTAAGAACAACCTCAGGTTGATTGAGGGGAGTGACTTTAAAAGAACACATTGCTGACAAACCTAATGAAAATTTAATCCTATGAATACTAAGAAATGCAGAAACGTCAGATTTATTTTGCCTCATAAAATAAAAATAAGGCATGTCAACTTTAAAATTTAATTTATATCCAACAAGCCAATCAAGGTCAGACAAATCTTTACCGAGGATAGCAAAGTAATCACCCTCACTATCAGTACCAGTAGTACAGTTTTGAAAAAAACCAGAGAAGGTAGATCCAGATGCTGCATCCTGAACTGCAATTGGTGTCAAGGATGGGATGATCTCAAAAGGAATATAAATTCGCGTCTCATCATTTACATAACGCGTACCAGCAGAATAATTAGATGTAGCTTTTGGATCAGCAATAAAATCAAAAGATGGATTAGATTCTTTAATACTACCTGAAGAAACTTGAGTACCTGTTGGAATAGTATTAAGTTGAGATGTCAACAAGGTGAGTTGAGTGCCCTGTTTAGTGACAGCAAACATCTCATCGTTGTCAGTTTCCATAAACTGAATATCACCAGGCAGTTCCCAGCTATACCAGCCACGCATAAGTAGCTCTTGACCTTCTACATAGTTTCGATAAAAGTAAGCTTTACGTGCTGATTGATCATAGAGACCAATGAACGAGTTTTGCGTATTAGAGAAAAGAGAGTCAACAGTATTAGGAATATACTGTGTAACCTGTTTACCAATATCAGAAACAATAGGGTTAGCATTTTGTCCCTGTGTGACCATACTTAAAGTACGGCAATAATCAGCTGTTTTATTTACAAACACAATACTTGAACCCATATCAACAGGTGGTATTGATTCATCTATTTCGTAATTTGAAATAGATTTGATAACAGACTGAGATGGTGTCAGAACACCAGTGTCAGAGAACAACATAAACTGCTGTTGTCTACTAAATAGAACAATGCCTTGTGTAACAGGCAAAGCTGCTGATAGTTTGACAGGACGCAGACTTACACAAGATAAATCAATAGGATCTGCATCAGATTGAACTTGCGCGGAGACAGAAAAGAAATTAAAGAAATCATCAGGCTGACTCATAATCACATTTTCATCAGACAAAAAACCTAGACGATTATTGCTGAAGAACAAGTGTGAGATTTTTTTACCTGTAAAAGATGCATTGGGGTTAGTAGTTAAATCACCAACTAAACGATTTGTATAAGGACATGCCTCAAAAGTAAAGTTACCACTACTGTCTCGTCTAATACGATGCGGTAATGTACTAGCTGTATAACCTAACGTGATGTTTGGTTGTGCAGATTCTTCCCAAGTAGTACCATTAGATTTAACGTAATAATCATCTTCAGCAGCACTAGTGTTTGATACTTTGTAGTAAGCACCACTATTAGAGGATGCGGCTGGTAGATCAGCTACGCTAGCTACAGTAGTAAAACTACTACCAGGTGTGGTACCTGAGGTAGTTACTGCAATAGTTTTATTGACAATTAGTATTTGATCAAGACGTGAGACAACGTGAAAGTCATTGATATTGCCATTAAGATATGCTTGACCAGTTTGATTACTGATTGTTTTTTCAGCACCAGTACTGACATTCCACATCTTAACGGTCTGGTTTTTAATAACACCAACGAAAGCTTCTGATGCATCAAAGCGGTAATAAAACCAGTGACCACTTGCATAGGTGGTAGCAGTATTAGAACCTAAATTAGACTTCCACTCAAACCCGTTTCGTTTTACAAGTCCGAACGTTGGATCTAAGTAACCATTGACAATGTCTCGTACTTGACCGAGTGCTTTTTGATCATCTGGCTGTGTAGATACACCACCCAGGAAGTCAGGTATTTGTTGAGTGATGTTAGCCATTAGTAACGAGATAGTGCGGTATAAGGTTGATAGCTGGTATAGAAATTTCCACCTTCAGGATGACCAAAGAATGTAAAGTCACCCTGACTACATTCATACTCAAGTGCAACAGCTTTCTTTTCGGCTTCAATACCTTTTAGAATAGTGTATTGTTTAGTGTCACCAATTACTCTGTTTGAAAACAATGTGATAGAACGAGCTAGGATATAATCCTGAATAGGTTTGGGTAGATAAATATAATCATATAATTTACGGACATCGCAATCAGGATCATAGTCCCAATTGAATGTATGGTTTTGACGATCATAAAGATACAAACCTGCAGGATTGGAGTCTGCATCGTTTCTAACTACTGAGTTATGACTTGCATTATTGTGATCATTTGTCAGATCAATTTGAATAACATCATTAGGAATAGCTATTCGTGTTTGCGTAACACCAGCTACGGTGACGTTTGTACGTGACTGCTGGACATGATATTCAGTATTAAATGTCCATCCTTCTGCCTGCACCTCACGTGACACTCGTGTCAACGTATCGAAGGCAAGTGCAACTTCCGGGTTGGTTGCTTCTAATTGGTTAACAGGAGCTTGACTGACAGCCGCAAGCATCTCATTAACTGCATCTAATTGTTCGGTAGTCGGATTATTTGGAATTGTAGCCATGAGATACTTATAAGTAAAAAAAAGGGACCCCGAAGGATCCCTTGTGTATGAATAAAAATCAGAATGCAGATGGAGCAGAAGCACCTACATACAGCTCAACGCTGGCTGCAGGGTTCAGATAATCCGCACCACAGGCAAGGCGCCCGAGCATCACGTCACCCTGGTAAACCACGGATACGTCTCCACTGGTGACTTGCACCTGTGGACCGATTGCTTCGACCATACCGGCAGCTTCCTTCTGGAAGATCAAGCCACAGGACTTAGAACCAACCTCAGAGGCGGTGCCGTAATCGTTGTTGATACCGGCTTGTGCAGTAGAAGCATCTTCCATGGTTTCACCCACGAAAGAACCTACGTTGGTAGGAGAGGTGACACCAGTGGTGCCGCCGTAAGCAGTGCCGTACTTACCCAGGAACGGGATGTTCATGGACTTGTAGATCTTGATACCAGCAATCTCGATGATTCCGTTACCACCTTGCAGAGCAGAGCCCTGGGCGTCACGGTTCACGAGGCCAGAGGAACCAACAGCTTGGATCAATTCGTAGTACTGACGTGGGTTCAAGACAGCCACACGGCCATCAGAGGTAACACCCTTTTCATCTAGCGCAGCTGCTGCGTCGTAGAAGGCGGATACCAAGTTGCCAGAGTTAAAAGCATCAGAATCGTTAGTGGTAGAACCAACGCGAATCTGTGTACCACCTGGCTCGACAAAGCCAGTCTTAGTGATAGGTGATGCCTGACGTGCACCACGTGCTACTGCACGGAATGCAAGACGGTCGTACTTCTCGGCAAGAGCATAGCCGATTTTACGAGAAATCTCCCCGCGCAAATCGTAGTGAGAAAGTACTTCATCAAGGTTGTAGACAAATGCACTGGAGATCAGAAGATCGTCAACAGTGATTGTCTTTTCAGCCACAGGAGGTGCACCATCAGAGTTACCAAGAATGCTATTTCCGGGTGTATGAAATTCACTTTTGGTACGGCCTGTGTAGATAAATTGTAAAGATTTGCCGTTCTTAAGTGTACGCTTCATGATCAAATCACGAGCAATTGTGTTATTCTGGAAGCCTTTGAACATCTCCCCAGAGAACAACTTCAAATAAAGAGCGCGGGCGTCTCCCGCTGCATTAGCCTGACCCGGCCGTGTAAGGCTCGTGGTCAGTGTAGAATTTTGTTGTGCCATTGTATTGGTTAATTAAAGATATAAACAGGACTAAGATCTTAGAAATTTTGTGGTCTGTCCCACCGTCTAGACGGCAAAGGGTATCCGCGTACGGGCCAATGCCAATGCCGGGGAGGTCCGACTCTGAGGTGCCTCCCAAGCTATTACTCTTCTTCAGGAGTTTCTTCTTCTTTCTCTTCTTCTTTTTTTTCAGGCTCAGGACCATAGCTAGTCACATAAGCCTTGACTACATCTGATTGTTGAGACATTAGAAATTAAGATTAGAACGTTCTAGTTGCTGCATGATGTCATCTCGATATGCAGGATCTGCGTCATAACGTGGATCAGACATCGCCTTAACTAACTCTGCCTGACTACGAAATTCAGATTGAGTATTGCTCGATCCTTTACCAGTTAAGAGTTTACCTTCAGAACCAGTAGCATCATTGTATCGAGACAACATTGCTTGAACAGCAAAGTAAACTGAATTAGGATTACCATCTTCCATGACAGCATCATACATATCAATTTCTTTTTGTTCTAAGGCAGATGCTGCCCATTTCAACATAGACTGATAACCATCTTTACCACCTGCAAGATCTTGCAGATAGTCCACATCTTCTTGTGTTAGTTGTGGTTTAGACGAATCATCCTCTTCAGGTTCTGACTCTTCAGGTTCAGCCTCTTGGGGTTCTGGCTCTTCAACAGGCTCCTCTTCCTGCTCAGATTCTTGTGCTCCAAGTTTTGATTGCAGTTCTAGATAAGCTTTCTCCAGTTGTTCAGGAGAACTGTACTTACCAGCCAAGAGTTGCTCTTGGTCTTGCTGCATCTGTTCTCCAATTTCTAAGGAGTTTTGCTCATCAGCATTAAGTTCAGGTTGTGGAGCCTCTTGATATGAAAGTGTTTCAGCCATAGGTGTGGATTATTGTGGTGGTTGTTGACGTGTTTGTGCAGCTGTCATCTGTGCTGTTTGATCAGTAAGAGACATCTGCTGTTGCTGTTCAAATTGTGCTTGTTGTTCCTGCTGTAACTGCTCAGCTGTTTTAACTAGGTTTAAAGTATCAATGCCTTGGGCTGCAGCCAATCGTTTGACAACCTCCTCAGGGTTAATGTATTGAGCAATAGCTTCTGGACCCATGGTCTGTGCAATGGTCTGCATAAACATTTGCAGACTCTCACGGTCCTGACCACGACCTAATGCACTTACACCAGCAACGATTGTAGGTTTAACAATGTTCTTTGGTAGGCGTGGAATCTCACCAGTCTTTTGAAATACACTTAGTTTCCTGTTCAGATATGGAACAAGGAACTCAACGGTAAGTAGACTGAATAGACCACCGAGCTGTTGCTCTAGTTCCATTTGTGTCATCCGTACCTCTTCAGCAGTAGTCCGTTCAGACTGTCTAACTGTCAATACAAGGAATGCTTCACCAAGCCTACGTTCAAACTGTTGGATCATTTGGTAAGCAGTACCAAAGTCACCTTGCTTTCCAACTTGAACAACACCAATGTCATCAGGTCTTCCAGCAACAATGGCTCCATTGCCTGCGGCTGCGAGTGTTGATGGTTTAGTGGTGCTGCTAGGAGAGACTGTAAATACAACTTTAGCTGCTGCTGCACTACCTTCGCAGATAGCTTGAGACAAGGCTTCTAAACTTTTTAGATCACCCATAAATTCTTCTACTCTTCCTCTACCGTAGGCTTCATTGTCTACAGTATTGAAACGTAGAGGCAACCAAGGTGTGGTATCTAATGGTGCCTTACCTTGTGAGTTAGGAATAATTTTATCGTAAACTTCTTGGTGCCACACATAACGATTATTGTCTCGTTTGATAATTGTGTAGACATCAACATCGTCTCGACTATATCCTGTGCTCTCATCATTAACACGGTTAACTTCAGGACCATCAAGATCCTTGAGCATACCTTTGATGAGAGACTTATGTACTTTCTCTTTCGTTACGATTTCAATAACGTTACCTAGTCCGTCTCTTTCTACTGCATACCGACTTAGTGGATACAGCTTAAGTTTATCCTTATCCATATAGACAAGGGCATTGCCAGACACTACCAAGTGTTTAATAGCTTGATGAATTATTACTCTGTCATCTGATGCAGCAATAGACTCAAGGATAGTACGCTCGATCTTGGCAAAAGAAGCGTCAAGATCAGATCGTATAGCAGGGTCTAGTTCACCAGATAATATAGTTGATTCATCAATTTGAAGTTTAAAGAAACTTGTTTGAGGAGGTAGTAAAGCAAGCATCAATTTAGATGCAAGTGTTGTTACTCCTTTAGCACCAACGCTTTGCCAAGGTGTAAGAAGTGTTTTGTAATTACTATCCTCTTCGTCTTGTTTAATTAAATAAGGTAGTGTCAGCTTTGCAGCATCCACTGCGGTTTGTAGAAATTGGTTACGGCCACTAGATAGGGCGTCATATCGTGATTTTGCTGTGGACATTTAAACAATAAATTTAAGGTCTTGTGCGAACTTTGATTTCAAATCAGCAGACTTTTTATTTTTAACTTTACCAATTCCCTCTAAAGTTTTTGAAGTACGATTAGCAGCAGAATTAGATACGCCTAGACCTGCAGCTTTACTACGAAGAGATGCAGCTACATCAGAGCTAGCAAATTTTTTCAACTTAGCACTGTCAAATTTAAGTTCTTTATTGCTATCAAACATATTTAAACCCTTAGTATCTCCAGGGTTGTTGATATAATTTGACAAGGGTGTCTCTAGCCTACTAATTAATTTATTACTATCTTGATCGTACTGTTCCGCCATAGATAGACTTTCGTAAGAAGTCCCTTCTTTACTGCGACCATAAGATTCAGGTCTTATTGTCATGCGACTTAGAGTACTATCTGTTAACTCTTTTAGGTAAGCCTTACTTGCTGTAGAGGAACCATCGTAAATACTTTTATATGTGTCAATTTTTTCTGTTAATGGTTGTCCCTTACCTAGTAATTTTCTGTAGACCCTGTTATCGAGCTGCTTATCGGTAAGCGAGTCAAGCGCATTAGGAAGTTTAGATTTAACTGTTTTACCA